TAGTCTTCTCTTCCATCAGCACTCACCTTAACGCTGTAAGGTCCAGAGTTGTAGCTGCTGATGTCGATCCGATAGATGGTAGGAACATTAAGGGTGTCGGAGGCGTTCTCACTTGGTTTGTAGTAAAGAGCAGGAAGGGTTGCTTCTGCCTCATATCCTACACCAAGGGCCCACGGAAGGGATGTCTGGTTTCCATCCACCAGTACGAAGTACCGTTGACCAACAGGCGCACCTGCATCGTAGGTAAGGGTTAGGTTGTTGACCAGGCCTGGATTCTGTGGATCCAAGGAAACAGCAACAGCAGTTCCAGTAAAGCTTTCAATATTTTCCTTAAAGCACAGCTTGGTTTGATCAGTTCCAGACAAGTAGACCTTCACCGGATTGTAATCGTACAAGTCCAGTCTGGTATCCACATAGGTCCCATCATAGAGCAACGCCCCGCTGGAGGACTCCGTGACCAGATTGATCTTGCTCAGGAATGGGGTTGGTTGGTTGGTGACAACGTACATGTGCTCATTGTCAAAGTCAACCAAAGAGATGGTTCCAGGAAGAATCCACTTGAACCAGCTGTTCATCAGAGCCTTGTCTTGACTGACGAGCCACCGATAGAGGTAAATAGCATTCCGTTCTTGTAGGGACAAGATGGCCAACGTGTTGGAAATGGTGCTGCCCTTGAAGGAAATCACATCTCCTGGAATGTACGAGGGAATGGTTCTAGTGATCTCAACCGTCTGTGGCTTTGTGGAAGAGTCGGTGACCAACATTTCCCTGATGCTGGCGGCCCTGACCGTTTGATCCAGAATCATGAAGGAGTTGCCGGAATCCAACGGAGAGATGGTTGCATCCTGACTGAACTTAGAAACCAGATTGATCTCAGCAGTTGATGGACTGAATGCCTCTGTGGATGTTTCTAGGATGTACTGAGCGTTGTCCGCAAACAGCATCAATCCTCGTGGAACTTGAAGGGCATGAGTCAGCTGAACTGGCTTCTGTGATCCACAAGAGATGTCAATCGGATCGCTATCAACAATGGTGATGACGGTGCTGGCAAAGAAGTCAAAGTAGCTTCCAGCCTGACTGCAAATCACGTTGTCGTTGCTGAAGAAGATCAGACGATTCTTAAAGAAGTTGATGCCCGAGATCGGATACCCAATAAAGGTAGGATTGGGATTGGTTTCCAGATCACCAACAACCCTTGAGTTCCAATACTGATTGGCAATCTCGTCTACGGTACCGGTTGCATTTCCAACAGCTGTGATGGTGAAGGTGCTTCCACGATCGGAAGTAACCACATCGTTTGCGGTGTAGCCCTGTCCAGCACGGACAATTCGAACACCGGTGACCGCATTTGGAAATGAATCAACAATCTGAATGCCTGACTTAGTAGGGTTGGTTCCCACCTGAGCAGTGAAGGCACCAACTTGAGTGATTGTTCTATTTCCACTGACAACGGCATTAAGGTTGGTAGTGGCAGCAACCTTCACACCACCAACATACCAGTCATAGCGGTAGGAATAGTTGATATAGCTTCCACCTCCACGTCCACCAGTATAAACTGTAGTAGCTACGGTATACCTGGAAACGTAATCCGTTGTAGAAACGTTTGTGGAAGTGGTGGTGACGGTTCGAGTATCGGTAGAAGTAACCTCAAGGCGCAGGTCCTTACCTGTTCCACCAGAGACCGCAAAGCTTTCTCCAATCTTATACTGACCAAAGGTATTGTTGGTAATGGCAATGGTTTGAGGAACGCCAGTGATGGTTGCTGTTTGGGTAACCGCTGTTGAATCAAGGTTCCTAAAGGTAAAGGTGCCGTTTGCCTCACGAATAAGCGCGTGGGGCATTGTTGTGGCATCAAACTTCAGGGGAACACTAGGACCAATGGTCTCCTTCCAAACGCCTGCCCCATAGTTTTCTCCATTGCTGGTGACGAACTTCACATAGTAGTCATCACCATTGACAGTCTTGTCTCCAGAAACCTTTAGGATGGCGCCATTTCTGAACTGCTTTGGTAGAACCGTGATCGATGGAACCTCGTCTCTGTAGGCCTCCAACGCGGATCCTGCTGGTCCTCCAGTTGCCTTGATGTCAAAGGCAGCTCCATCATTCTTTGTGATGTAAATGGAATTACCAACTGCTGTTGCTGTAAATCCACTTCCGGCTCTGTTAATACCCTTCTCGGTGTTAGTATCGTTTGTTGATGTTAATGCTGTTAGGATGGTACTCAAACCACCATGGTTAGATGCAGTAGTAAAGAATGAGTCAACACCATTAAGAGTAATGGTATACTTCATGTCTCCGCCAACAGTGTTAATGTTGACGAATGCGTAGTTAACCTTGGCAGCACTTGAAGTACCATTACCAGTGGCCATCTTGGTGACCACCTTCTTGTTCAACACAAAGTAGTAGTCATTGATCTGGAGCAGCTCCAGGTCGGTTGGGCTGGTATAGGTTGCGTAGGTGGTTGCCGATGCTGCTGGAGTGTTGATGGTCTTGGCTACCCCAGAATCAGCGTCCCAGATCTTTGGCACACCGTTGGAAGCAAACTGGATGATGTAGCGTTCTTGATCATCTCTGGTGGCAAAGAACCACGCCGCCCCGCCCCCAGCTCCACTCAGTGCTCCGATGGCCTTCAAGCCAGGACGCTTAATCAGACCAAAGGCCGGGTCTGGAAAGTAGTTGGTACAGGATCTTAGCTGACCAGCCAACTTAAACGCATCTGCTTGCTGAGATACCCCACCAATCAGGTTGGGAATTTTCTGAGAAATAGTAGCCATCAGCGTGCCAGTGCCCGGTAAGGAGTGTAGGAGATGTAGTAGTTCTGTCCTGTTTCAATACCAAACACGTTGGCTTCGGAGGTCTGGGTATCGTAGGACAAACAGTTGGCACGAGCCATGCCTTCATCTGATTCAAAGATCCGGAACTTCACAGCATCGATGTCTCCAGCCACTCGATCATAGAAGATGCGGGTCGCCTTGATCACGATGTAGTCCTTGAACACCTGTGGAAGATCTTCAAAGTCAAAGGCCCAGATCACATCACAATAGATCGTGGTGTTGACCGGAAAGGTAAAGGTGTGTTTAATCTTGTCGTAGAGCTGGCCATTCCGCAATACGGTCTGGTATTTCTGTACGTTAGCAATCTTGTTGTCCGCAATCTGAAGAACGTTTGTCGGAACAGCAATGATGCCGCTTGCATCAGACACGAAGGGGTACTTGTATTCGGTGTTGAAGTTCCACCCTTCTCCTTGAACAGAGCGGTTGGCATCATCCAGGATGCTAAGTGCCGTGGCCACCTCTGGATTGAATGTGTCGAGTGAAGTCACCGGAGCCTGTCCGATGCCAGTCAGCATTTGATTAACAGCTTCAAGCTGCGTGGTTGCGAATGTCATTGGACGAGAGTCAGGGACGACTAAGGTAATAAAAAAGGGGCCACCAATAAGGCAGCCCCAAATGATAACGGATAGAAGTGTCTATCAGTTGACGTTGCGGAAAGCACCGGCACAGGACACCCGGACAGGGCCAGCACCATAGGCCAGACGGCCCACGATCACATCACCCTGGTAGATGACCTTGGTATCAGCACCAGTGGTCTGAACCGAAGGACCGATGGCTTCAACCACACCAGCAGCATCACGATGGAAGATCAGGCCGCAGGCATTGGTGAAGTCGGTAGCAATGCCGTAGTTGTTATTCTCACCGGTAACGGCAGCAGCATCAATGGTGGCACCGCTGGGCGAACCATACTTGCCGAGGAACGGAATGTTGTTCGACTTGTAGATCTTGATGCCGGCGATCTCATAGAGACCTTCGCCGCTGTTCAGGTTACCCTGGGTGTTGCCGTACTCACGGTTCAGGATGTTGGTGTCAACCTGGCTGATCAGGGCGTAGTACTGACGGGGGCTCAGAACGGCCACACGACCATCCTTAGGAGCAGCGATCTCGTCCAGGCGGGCAGCGGCTTCAAAGAAACCGTCCACGAGGGCCTGAGCATCATACTCCTTGTTGGCACCCAGGTTCACACGGAAACCACCAGGCTCGCCGGTCACAGCAGCAGACAGTCCCGAAGCACGATCCAGAACGCGGAAGATCCGACGATCATAGAACTCAGCCAGGCTCTGACCGATCTGACGAGCGATAGGACCGCGGATGTCATACTGGGCCAGGGTCTCGTTCAGGTCATAAACGAACGCAGAGGCAACCAGCAGGTCGTCCATTGCGATGGTGGTCTCAGCCACAGGCGGGTTGCCCGAACCGAGGATGGCGGTGCCAGGAGTGTGGTAACCAGCCGAGATACGACCGGTGTGGATGAATTGAGCTTCCTTGCCGTTACGGAGGGTACGGTTCTGAACCAGACCCTTAGCAATGGTAGCGTTACGGAAAGCTTCATACACCTCACCGGTGAAGAGCTTCAGAAAGAGGGCTTTGGTATCGCCAGCCTTATTAGACTGACCAAGTTGAGTAAGCGTTGCAGTCATTGTCTTTTAAGAAAGTAGAGTTATCGCGTTTCCAAGTACTTGAATTTTATCCGGATTTGAGGTATTCGGTTTTTGGGTAATACGTCCGTTGTATTGGGTATCCTCCGCAGAGGGCCAATACTCCAGTTCGAACTGGGTTTTTAACGAGGTTATCCCATCCTCAAAAGGTCGAGCTGGATTTGCACCAGCACTGAGTTCCAGTTGTCCTGGCTGCCTCTACATTGGGCTATCGACCTAGCGACCCCCAGGTTTGAGCTTCCAATGGATAGGCTTAGGGGGTGTTTTATTCGGTTGTCCGCGCCGAAGGGCAGCGGGACGGTTCACCATCCACCGGGAATCCATCCGGTGTACATTCGCCGTTACAAAGCCACGGACGCGGGCACTAGATCAGAGCAGATCTCCAGAAGCAGCCAGACGATCTTCAACATCCAT